GGGTCAATCCCCTGAGTCAGCAGCCTTTTGGCCTCGTCCCGGCGTTGTCTGGCATCGGCAAGTGAAACCGCAGGGTAAACCCCAATGGAAAACACCTTCTGTTTGCCATCAAAGCGATAGCCTAACTGCCAGTATTTTGAACCGTTAGGATGCACCAGCAGATAGAGGCCAAACCCGTCAGTGAGCTTGACGGCCTTTTCCGATGGTCTGGTATTTTTTACTTTGGTATCAGTAAGTGACATGACGGTTCCCTCCGCGTGCTGGTAAAACACAAATCGAACCAGCTTTACCAGCATTTTTACCAGCAAAAGGGTATGGCTTCGAGTGGTTTTTAGTGAACGAGAGTGAACCTGAAGAAGGGAATAACCAGTTGATATAAATGCAGAAAGCAGACGTCAGTGAACGTCTGCTTTCCTTAATTTGGCTCCTCTGACTGGACTCGAACCAGTGACATACGGATTAACAGTCCGCCGTTCTACCGACTGAACTACAGAGGAATCGTGTGAACGGGGCGCATAGTAACGATGTGCGATCGGCTTGTCAAAGGGGGAAATAAGGTTGCGCGTTTGTTTGCTGACAAAAACAACAAAGCGTTGAAGTTTTGATCTAATTTCTACTTTGCCCCGGCATGGCGCAACTTTGTCTGTAATTGCACAAGTCAAATGCTGTGACCTTACCGCAATGGCTATGTGCCGGCGTCTGATGAAACGTGAAAAACTGGCAGGCACTTGGCAAATAATTCTGAGACATAACGCCGTAGAGATTAAGGGCAGGGGGCAGAATGAACTTTAGACGTGAAATATTTTGTAAAAATGGTTGATACAGGCAGTCTGACGCCGGTAGCGGAAATGGCAGATAAATTTCTGGTGCAGGCGAAAAGATTTCCGTCAATATCATAGGCAGAATTATGGCGCATCAGCTTTTGGCGACGACACGGGACGAGCGGGTTTTATCGCGCTTTTCCTGAAGGATTTTTTCATCAGCCTGTTTTTTGCGTTCGGGTCAATCCCCTGAGCCAGCAGCCTTTTGACCTCGTCACGGCGTTGTCTGGCATCAGTAAGAGAAACCGCAAGGTAAACCCCAATAGAAAACACCTTCTGTTTGCCATTGAAGCGATAGCCTGTCTGCCAGTATTTTGAATCGATAGAGGCCAAACCCGTCAGTGAGCTTGACGGCCTTTTCCGCTGGTCTGGCATTTTTTACTTTAGTATCAGTAAGTGACATGACGGTTCCCCCCGCGTGCTGGTAAAACGCAAATCGAACCAGCTTTACCAGCAAAAGGGTATGGCTTCGAGTGGTTTTTAGTGAACGAGGGTGAACCTGAAGAAGGGCATAACCAGTTGATATAAATGCAGAAAGCAGACGTCACTGAACGTCTGCTTCCCTAAATTTGGCTCCTCTGACTGGACTCGAACCAGTGACATACGGATTAACAGTCCGCCGTTCTACCGACTGAACTACAGAGGAATTGTTTCAACGAGGCGCATAATACTGGGCCGGCTATAACGTGTCAACAGTAAAATTAACGCGCCAATTCAATTGGTTAATTAACCCACAAAGTGAGGAATTAATGTTCGGATTCCTCGCCGTAGTCGCCTTCGGCAGCGCTTACCCGTAAGCGCTGAGAAGGATCCTGGCGATAGAACTGGCAAAAACGCTGCCATAGTGCCGGGAAACGTGGAGCAAACAGTTCTGGCGCGCTGAAAAAATACTCTGACAACACGGCAAAACATTCTGCAGGGTCGGTGGCGGCATAGGCATCTATACTGGCAGCGCTTTCGCCAACAAGATCGATTTCATCCTGAATATTATTCATTGCCGCGTGGAGATCGTGTTCCCAGCCAGCCACATCGCGTAACGGGATGAAAGGGATGCCGCTGGCGCGATCGCCATTACGCATATCCAGTTTGTGCGCGACTTCATGAATAATGAGGTTGAAACCCGAAGCATCGAACGAGTCCTGGATATCCAGCCAGTTCAGAATGATGGGCCCTTGTTGCCAGCTTTGCCCCGACTGTACGACACGCTGGCTATGCACCAGACCTATGTCATCTTCCCATTCATCATCTACCACAAAGGGCGCGGGATAAATGAGCACTTCATGAAAACCATCAAGCCACTCAATACCGAGCTCCAGGATCGGTAAGCAAAAAATTAACGCAATACGTGCACTTTTTAACGAGTCGAGCTCAAATCCCTGTAGCGCTACCAGTCTTTTCTGCTGCAAAAAACGTTCGGCTAGCGCAATAAGCCGAGCCTGTTCTTGCGCGGTGAGGTTTACCAGAAGAGGTATAGCCAGCGCATCATCCCACGGCCAGTCTTCGTTCTGGGTTATTTCTTGTGCTTTCCAGGGCCACTTAATCATCGTTTTGCTCGTAAACTCGTCACTTGAACAAAATTACCCGAATAGGGTCTGTTAAAATGCCAAATTACCTGGCATCATTGCAATATACGGAGAGATGCCGGAGCGGCTGAACGGACCGGTCTCGAAAACCGTTGCGGGGGTAACTCCGCCGAGGGTTCGAATCCCTCTCTCTCCGCCACTATTCAAGCACTTACGTGATTTTCTTATAGTGATGAAAATCACGTTGAGAAAAAATGAGAAAATTCGGTGAGAAAAAAACGCCAGAATTTTAACTGGCGCACATCGAAAAGCTCAACGCTTCCTGTCCAGGGTTGGGCTCATTTTCACCTTGCGATCGTAAACAAGAACCTGGGATTCGGTTTTGTGGCCACTGTACTTCTGCTTGTCTTTTGCCGTTCCCTCATAGTCTGAAATCCCCTTTGCCTTTAGATCGTGGAAAGTGCAGTCAAGAGGACGTCCCAGATCATCCCCCGCAGCCTTTCGCGCCTTTCTCCACGCCTCGTTAAATCCTTTATAAGAATAACGCTCGCCATACATAGTCCTGATAACAGGGCCTTCCTCTCCCCATTCACGACATATTTCAACGGCATCACGTAAGCGATCTGTCCAGGATTTAATTTGTTTAACTCCGGTTTTTCCTTGCTGAATAAAAATTCCTTTCTCCAGTATTTGATTCCAGTTCATTTTCAATACATCAGAAACTCTGGCAGCACATAAATAAGCTATTTCCATTGCAGCCCTGACGGCTGGCGTTGCGTTATTATATATCGCTCTGTACTCTTCATCGGTAATATATCGATCGCGTTGAGGCTTAGGAAACTTATCCACACCAACGCAAGGATTACCAGGAACATAACCACGTTGATAACTCCAACGAAATACGCGCGACATAGAGCTGTGTTCATGATTCGCCTGGACACGGCTTTTTTGCCCACGGGCATCCATATAACGCCGGATATGTTCTGGCTTTATTGCTTTAGCTTCGGCATCACCAAATACGGCAAGTATATATTTCTCATGTGCCAGATAATCTTTCTGCGTTCTTGGGGCCAGATCAGCATAATCGGCACTGGCAAGAAATTTTCGCCATAATTGTGTGAATGTAATTCTGTTTTTTCTACCCTCAACTTTTTTTTCGTAAGCCACCCAGACCTCAGCTTTAGTTGCATCAGCTGGAGCTATATTTTCTGTTGATCCTCCCGGTTTCCAGTAGTAACCAGAAGGGCGAAAGAATACACCCTTTGGCATCCACTCATTACCGGGCGCACGTTTGCGACCCATGTTAACTCTCTATAGCGTCAAAATTCATGCCTGGTACAGGCTGATACCCTGCTGGTGGAAGAAGGCGCGAAACTGGGTGATTTATATGATACCAGGTTGTTCTGATTGAACCGTCCCGGCGTTCTATAAAATAAATACCGTTCAGCGTTAATACTTCTTTCTGGAGTGACTTCTGGCTTGCTCCTGTAGCATCTTCCAGTTCCTCCTCAGTCAGGAAGCGATCGCTCATGAGTTGCTTCTCCATCTAACCGGCTGCACCCGGTTTAAATCAGATATTGTTGCTGGTGGGCGGGATCAGTTTCTGCCAGATAGCTGAAACGTATTTCGCCTGATGCCTGGCATCAGCCAGCGCGTTGTGCATATCGCCTTCGAACGGCATGTCACGTTTGGGATCGAAGCCGATTGCACGACCCAAAGTAACCATCGTGCGGACGTCATGATCGTTCCGGTAATTCCACAGGCAGGGGAGGCTGGCACGTTCGAAAGCGCCACGCAGGATAACGTTATCGAAATTGGCACCGTTACCCCATACCTTCAGGTATTTCAAATCGTCGGCGTGACAGGTGATAAAGTCATTGAACTCAATAAGCGCGGTCGTAACAGATACTGCATCAGCGCAAATAGCCGCTCGCGCTTCCGGGCTTTGTCTTAACCACCATAGAATGGTATCGCCATCAGGAACGGCACCTTGTTCCATTGCGCTTTCAAGGCTAACGGCGGTATAGAACTCAGGTCCAATTTCACCACTTTGCGGATCGAAGAACACAGCACCGATGGAGACAACAGGCGCGTTAGGTTTTTTACCCATCGTTTCAAGGTCGACCATTAAGTTGTTCATTCGTTATTTATCTCCGGTTTTGGTGCTGCTGGCACTGGCATCCAGTGTGTAACAAAGATGTGCTCAATACAGTTCATCTGATTGCCGCCTCGCATGTCAAAAAATAGTCCAGAATGCTCATCAAAATATGAAACATAACGGTATCCCAACTTGTTATGAACAATTACTTCTTGCTCGTCTTCTGGCATCCGCTCACTACAGCTTATCCAACCATCCGGAATTACCGGAGAGTTGCCAGCATTTGGATGCAGAGCGCGAATGCCTTCGGCCAATTCTTCCAGGGTGGATGAATATCCGCGTTGGGCATCATTGCCGAACTCGAACGCTCCGGTATCAGGATCAGACCATCCATGCTCGCTGTCGTATGCCTCACGCTGCTGATCTATCCATTTGGCGGCGGCTTCAACGCCATCGCGATAGAAAGTGACTACCGGCGCTGACTGTTCTTTGCCAACCAGACGCGTTATTTCTGATTCCAGAAGTGAACCTAAAACTGTACTCGTGCAGTGCTCAGCCCATTCGTTGTTTTCCAACAGGCTGATGATATTTAGCACATCATTGTAAACGCCAGTTTCCTGTACTGGCTGGGCGGTGTAAAAATACGGTCTGATAGTCCACTTTTTATTCCAGAAATCTCGCGTTTTCTCGGCTTCCTCAAGCGTTGCAACACTACAGCCAACCTTTCCGCACTCTTTGATTACGTGATATCCGGCTGGCTCAGCTTCCAGCGATGCCAGCGCACGCTTCAGCACAATAAGAACTTTGGCGTCGTCATCGCTCAGGCCAAACGGAATATCGTCGCGAGTGTTTTCAAATTCAGCGATAGTTTGCTGTAGCCATTCTTTGGTAATAGTGGTCATGGTGTACTCCAGTTATCTTCGATAGCCACACTAAGTCGGTGCAGCCAGTCAGCTAATTTCAGCATTGCTTCGCGTTCGCTAAGCCCTTCCGGAAAATCTTCAAGTTCAACGAAAGGCTTAAACCGTCCGAAGGCGTCGTTCTTAACTGTCAGCTTCTGTTCAAGCGTGGTCTTCTTAACCTTGCTGTGATGCCGTAGAAGGTAAACAGACTGAGATTTTTCGGTTTCCGGATCGTATTCGTAGGCAGTTAGAATCATCTGGCTGCCGCCGCGATTTAATCCTCTCCACATAGTCACTTCCCCTTGCCGATGCCAGCGGCGTTTAATTTCTGCCGTAATTCTACTAATTTGGTTTGTACCGCTCTTTGCCTGTGCCATTGCAGGACGAGCATTTCGGACTACCGTTGTGGTCGTAATAACCACTGCCGTTACACGCCGTGCAGGGACGCAGCTTCCAGCCAAAAACGAAACGTTGGTAATATTCAGTTCGACGAACTTTGCGTTCGTGGAAGTTACACATCTCACCCCCTCTCAATACGCAGCGCCTGTTTATCGATGTTGCTCATTGGGCTGTCTCCTGTGGATAACAAATATCGTCGAAATATTTTTCTGCTACGCGCATGTTGAAGTGATCGAGATTCATCTCCTTCACCTGGAGTTTTGCCCCAACAATGCCTGTGCATTGATTGACGTAATCCCGGTTTTCTGGGGATTCCGTTACCCACTCCATAAGGTTTTCGGTGACACTTTTTAAGCAACGTAAAGCGCAGTCCAAATCAGTAAAATGCTGAGCATCAGTTATGCAGGAGACGACATAATACGTGGTGACTTTTGGCCCATCAGCGCGTCGTTTAAGCTCTCTTTCGATAGCGTTTTTCAGATCAACCAGTTCATGGTCATTGAGTTTGTCGATGTTGCTCATTGGGCAGCCTCCATTAGTTGCATTACGTGTCGCTTGTGCTCTTCGCTTTGCGGAACACCTGTAAAGTTCACCGCCATGAAATAAGCCAGGCGATCCTTGTACGTCACCTCATCCAGCACAACTGCTGGGAGTGGACGACGCCCAAATGCCAATTGCTCCGCACGAGTCATATCTCGCCAGTAAAGCGGACCATCAGCCAAGATGATTGGAATCTCATTGGTGATGAGTTTTTTCAGGGTTGTGAGACGCTGCTTGCCGTCAACAACTTCTATGTAAGGAAGTTCACGCGAACACCAGTCAGGTGCCTTTGCCAGCGCCACTGAGCCGATAGGAAAACCAGAAATAACTGCGTTTAAGAATGCCTGCTGCTCTTCATGCCCCCAGACATACCCGCGCTGATAATTGGCATCAAAATCAAGTTCACCACCAATGATCCAGCGAATGTACATATCAACCGGGTACTCACCGGTGCGCGCGTCGAATACCTGAGCATTGCGAATTCGGTTGCTCATTGAGCTGCTCCTTCAGCTTTCTTTTCATCAACGCTCCACGCCGTAGCCAGCGCACTTGTTACCTGAAGAAACGAGTGTTTAACCCTCACGGTGAAAGTTTCTCCGGTGGCTGAAATAGTCTCGATGACTGTTAACTCGCCGCCGCTTTTGTAGTCTGGATAGAACTGTGTTACCAGATTGCTATCAACAATCACCGATCCGTCCAGGGTGTACATTTCCAGTTTCATGCTGCACCGCCTTCAACGCGCTCCCACAAAAGTCTTGATCTGATTGCCTTCACTACAGACTCTTTATCTTTTATGCAGCACATTGGCGTAGCTCCATCAGTTCATTAAAGCGGGCCATAAACAGGCCGAAAGCCTGACCGGGGCGAAGTGGGTAGATTTCGAATAAATCTGTCGGGGGGATACCTTCCAGTATTACCCAGGGAATACTGTCATCAATATCCAGATCACGGCGTTCAGTTGCCAGCATGGTCAGATCTGCATACTTCACTACGCTGGCTTCTTCCAGTGGCAAGCCAAACTTAAAGCGGATCAGTTGATCGGTACGTTTCTCAATCTCGCGATAATCAGGCAGTAACGCTTTTAATGGGGCAGGGATATCCTGGCAATACGCTTCGGCTGCGTCGTGCATCAGGGCTTCAAAGGCAAACTCCGGTGATACAAGCTGGCTGCACAGTACGGAATGCTGCGCCACGCTATAAAATTCAGGAAGATGTCCGGAGAAGCGGCAAATATTGGAAAGCGCCACGGCGATATCTTCAATATCAATGTCGTCAATAGTTGCGCTGAGATAATCAAATTGTTTACCTGAAAGTGTTTGAATAAAACTCATCGTTGGTTCTCCTTATAATTTATTTCGCGCTGCACCGCGTGAATTTTGAGTACAGCAACCCAACCCACGATGTGGGGTTAATTGCCGCTATGAGTTATCGCTTGGCTTCGCCGCCGAGGGCAGCCGTTAAATCAGAAATAAGATTACTGAGTTCGCCTGTCATCAGCGTAATGTCAGCATCAAATCGCTGCACGACATCTTCGCTGTCGATATCGTCGTTCTGGCTGATTAACTGATCTGCAAATTTTATGCGTTTCAATATACCGTCACAAGAAAGGGTGAAACTGATACGCTGCTGCCATTCCATTGAAATCTGGGTAACTACCTTCCCAGCTTCGATATGGGTAAGAATTTCATCGCAGGCAAGATCCTGCTTTTTAAACCGGCCTGTGCCACCATCTTCGAGAATAGCTTTAAGGACCGCTTCATCGCCGATGGAGAACCCGGAAGGAGCCGCTTCGCTACGAACCCACTCAGTTAGCGTGAGCTCGATAGGGTTTTCCATCGTCAGCGGCACGACTGGCAAGGAACCTAGGGTTTTACGAAGCAGGGCGAGAGAATCTTCTGCGCGCTTGATGCTGGATGTATCAACAACGATAAACCCGGCTGCAGTGTTTATCCAAATACGAACCAGACTGTTTTTAGTAAACGCCCTGGGTAACAGGGAATGAAGAACCTCATCACGAATAGAGTCTTTCTCAGTTTTCTTAAGACGGCGGCCTTGCTCTCGCTCAAGCGTGGAAACCTTCTTATTAATCTCATCGGCGATCGTTTGTTTAGGTATGATTTTTTCTTCACGACGAATAACCAAAAGTAACTGGTTATTGACTGCATGATATAGCACATCTGAATACTGGACTAATGGTGAAAACCATCCGCTTTTTGCCATATCCTGGCTTCCGCATGGTGAGAAGCGAAACAGCTCAAGTTTCTTATCAAGAGAGTCTATGTCGATGTTAAAGTCGCGGCTGAAGCGATATATCAGCATATTTTTAAAAAATGGGTTATGCATTTTGTTTCCTTAACGCCTCTGCACTGGCGTTTTACGTTGGTTTCTCCACAAAACAGAAAAGAGCACCTGCTGTAACAGCTTTCCGGGTGGATTGGGTAATGAGCCCGTCGCGCGGAGATGCTCTTTTCTGTTGTGTAAAAAGGTCGGCGTCACGGCAGAACACTGTCGCCTTCCTCCTGTTGTTGGAAGAGCCGGACGCCGACAAGACTTCACACAGCAATAACGTTGTGGTGGGGCTGTCACTCAGGCGCATGGTCAACCTGACAACCCGGTGTCCTACTGGGTACAAATGGAGAAAAACCCGCCATACTTACCGCCGCGCCATTTCGCGGATTACCACAACGAAGAGAGCACTGCCGGTGTCCGAATTGAACGGACCTTTTCTCTGCCCAACCCTCCTGACTAAACAGGACTGTCTGGAATCGAACCAGCACTTATGCCTTGCTCGTCAATGCTCTCATCGTTGTGTGCCTGTCTTTTCACCACATCAGGCTCGGTGGACCTTGCTATTCCCCAACAGTAAGGATTCGGGTAATCTTTTTAATTCCCCAACAACATAAGGGCTTAACATGTCTCAGAAGGATGATATTCCTGTCTTTCCCGTAACCGGCTGGCAGGCTGGACCGCTTCCTGGTTACGACGCTCTGGTAGTGAAATTCCAGTTTCTCTCATCACCGATGCAACCAATTGAGTCTGCTCAGGAAACGCAATTTTTAGTACTTACTCCTGAGATGGCTGAGAGCCTGGCTTCAGACTTGCAAAGGCATATTCAGGATTTGCGAAATTCCGACGTTCACAGCCCACAAGAAGGCAAGCACTAATAAGGAACACCTGAACTACTTCATTTCCCTTAAAGCGCCGTTGGGTGATGGCGCTTTTCTTTGCATTAACCAGCATCATTCCCCCTTCGTGACGTTCAGTTTTACTGGCTTTATCACGGCTGCGTAGTTGATAAGAATGTTTACGCATGAAACAACGCACTCGGAACAGATAGCTGGCTCGTCCTTACTTCCTTTAGCGATGAGCTTTTTTGCATCCAGCTCACTGACCCCGCAGAAGGAGCATGTGTAGTAGTTATTCATCTGAACTCCTGTGTAATGCATCATTGCGAATCATCCGGTCATTCGTATGCCACCGGCGGCTACTTCGTGGGCGTCCTGCCTGTTCGCTGCTCTATGAGTGCAAATTACATTTAAATTGCACATTGCGCAAGTATAAAATTGCGATATATGCAATTTTGAGTCAAAAAAAAGCCACTATAATGGTGGCCTTGTCGACGCTTTCTATTAATTGTGTCGTTTGAGTGACTGCGTCTGGCTTATCAGAACCTTGCCAAAAACACCGAACCTGCACTCGTTGTCTTTGGTAATACTCCATTCCCTGTAGTTAGTGTTATCAGATATCACCAGTAATTTATCGGGGATCATCTGTAGCCTTTTTACGTATATTTTATCATCAAAGCCAAAGACATAGATGCCATCACCATCGAACTGGTTGATGCTTATATCGACAAAAATAAGATCTCCGGGTTCAATTGTTGGTGCCATGCTGTCACCACGCACGTTAATCACTTTAAGCTCAGCGGCAGGACGCCCGCCGAACATAGCTAGTGCTTTGTCCTTGTTATATTCGATAGCATGGATTACATCGATAACATCACCGCCCTGAATGAGTCCATTACCGGCGCTTGCACTGACATCCAGTATCTCGATACGGAACAAATCCTTCACGTTAGCTGAATCCTTCCTCATATCACTGTGTTTACATACAGTATTACCTTTTGGGTCTGAGGTAAAGAGTTCTGCTATATCAACACTTAAGCAGTCAGCCAGCCTAGAAAGTGTTTGTTCGGTAAATTGCTTTTGCTTGCCAGTCTCCAGACGAGAGATGTTTGCGGCATCCACGCCGATCGCTTCTGCTAGCTCAGCAATTTTCATGTTCTTCGCGCGGCGAAGTTGTCTGACACGGTTTCCTATATTCATGCGTTCATTACATTAATTTTTTGCGCATTGTGCAAATCAACTTGCGCAAGTTTGCTGTATGAAATAACATGCGACATACGCAAAAGAAGGAGGTTTTATGCAATCACCATTGAGAAAATTGCGGAAATCGCATGGTTATACGTTACAGCACGTCGCTAAAGGGGTTCAGGTTGATCCTGCAACATTAAGCCGGGTTGAAAGATGCGAGCAGGCTCCTTCAACAGAGCTTGCTGAGCGCCTGGCTCAATTTTACGCCGGAGAAATTAGCGAGATGCAAATTTTGTATCCAAACAGATATCAGCTTAGTGATTCGGCGATTTGACCGCCACCACAGCAGAAGGAGTAGATCCGTGGGACATGAACCTGAATGGAAAGTTGAAAAGCAGCCCCGCTGGCTGGTGGCTGCGATTAAAAAGACGATTTCCAGTCTGCATGGCGGTTATGAAGAAGCTGCGGAATGGCTGGATGTCACCAAAGATGCTCTGTTTAACCGCCTGCGTACTGGTGGTGATCAGATCTTCCCGATTGGGTGGGCGCTGGTACTGCAACGTGCCGGAGGAACCTATCACCTGGCACATTCAGTAGCCAGGGCATCAGGTGGCGTTTTTGTTCCGCTGGCAGATATGGAAGAAGTGGATAACGCAGATATTAATCATCGCCTGCTGGAAGCGATTGAGCAGATCACCAGTTATTCCCAGCAAATCAGGGTGGCTATCGAAGATGGCGTTATTGAGCCACATGAAAAAGCCGTGATTGATGAGGAGTTGTATCAGGCGATCGCAAAGCTGCAACAGCATTCGACACTGGTATACAGAGTTTTTTGCGTGCCAGAAAAGGGTGACGCCCGCGAGTGTGCAGCTCCGGGCGCCGTGGCGTCAAATTTTATGGAGAAAACCAACGCATGAACAGTTTAACGGTAAATAACCGTTTGTCGCAACAACCGGGGATGTATGAGTACCGGCCGTTGCGTCATGAATGCAGATTATCAAATAGCCTGGTCGTGCGTAACCACAGGGAACACAGCCTGACCGTGGGGGATGAATCGTGCAGGAACTTAACCGCTGGTTTCGGGATGGAAGGGGACTTTATGTCCATGTCATTCGCTGGGAACCAGAAACTGAGCGCGTTATCTATCTGCGCAAGGGCTATCCGCATGAGTGTTTTAGCCCTTTGTGGAAATTCAGGCGTGATTTTGTTGAGTGTGAAGCGCCAGGAACACATTGATTCTGCAATTCCGGGACGTTACACTGTTCAGGCACCTCATAAAGCGGGTGCCGGGCGTGGAAACCCGGAATTCAATATAGAGCACAACCGCGCTCATGCGGTTTTTTCTTGTCATGAGCATTGTTACGCCCAAATTATGGTGGGGCGTGCAGGGCCAGTTTCGGCTGGGCCGGGTTCTATGTTGACCGGTATTTCCACCCCTGTACGTCTCACCACCTATAAGGTCGTGGAAAGCCTTGGTGGTGAGTTCATTGAATTCAACATAGAGGCTGCCACTATGGCTACTGTCCCAACCCTCGCTCAACCTGAAATTAGAATTATTAACGGCCAAGCCGTTACTTCCTCCCTGGCTGTTGCCGACTACTTCATCAAGCGTCACGCTGATGTTATCCGTAAAATAGAATCTCTCGAATGTTCCACTCTATTTCGTAAACGCAATTTTGCGTTTACATCGATTTCAATAAATCAGCCCAACGGCGGTACTCGCAAACTCCCATGCTATCAAATCACACGCGATGGTTTTGCGTTTTTGGCAATGGGTTTCACTGGTAAACGTGCTGCTCAGTTTAAAGAGGCATACATCGATGCCTTTAACCAGATGGAGAAACAGCTTTCAACTCCATCGGTGCTGAGCGATGCAGCACATAATGCCAGCGTTCTTTATTCCTACATTTCATCCATTCATCAGGTTTGGTTACAGCAGCTTTATCCCATGCTGGAAAAAGCGGAATCTCCGCTGGCTGTAAGCCTGCACGATCGCATCAATGACGCTGCGGCGCTTGCGAGCCTTATCAATATGACACTGAACCGTTCAGAGGTAAGGGGGCGCAAATGATCCGGAATATTTTTAAACGGTTCACCAGCCAACGTTTTCATTGCCCTCGTCCAGGACAGTGGTACAGCACACCAGAAGGGTACGTTCTGCGTATTAGCCTGGTCGATCGCGAATGTCAGAAGGTTGTCTGTGAGCCTCTTGGGCGTAATTACCGCGTCAACATGCCGCTTATTGCCTTTCGTTCCGGCAAAAACATGAAGCATCTCGGAGGTGCTGCATGAGTTCCCTTATTCAATTACTCGATCGCCCCATCGCCTACAACCCTGCTTTTGCAAAACTGAAAGCCGGGAAGGTAAAAGCTGGCCCGGTTGCGGCAGTATTCCTGTCCCAGCTTGTTTACTGGCATAACCGGATGGATGGCGGCTGGATGTACAAAACACAGGCTGATATTGCCAGTGAAACGGCGCTAACCCGCGACGAACAGGAAACAGCACGTAAACGTCTGGTAGCACTTGGTGTACTGGAAGAAGCCCGTCGCGGTGTACCTGCCACCATGCACTACCGCATCAACACCGCACGGCTTGAAGCGCTGTTGCTGGAAACGGCGAAGCCAGTGAAAAAGGGCGCTCAGGAGAAAACCAGATTGCGGGACTTCCAGAATGTGGAAACCCCGCAATCTGGATTGGTGCAACCCCGCAAACCAGATTGCGGTGATGCCGCAAACAAGAATGTGGAAACCCCGCAAACAAGTACGGGGCAACCCAACGAACAAGCATGTGGCGATCCCACAATCTTTCCTACAGGAGATTACACAGAGACTACTCAGGAGATTACACAGGAGAGTAAAACCCCTTTTTGTCCGGTTGCTGAGCAACCCGACCCCGAAGTGACGCTCACCGATCAGGCGATTGAGGTTTTAACCCACCTGAACCAGGTAAGTGGCTCCCGGTATCAGAAGTCAAAAACCTCCCTGGAAAACATCCGTGCCCGACTGCGTGAGGGGTACAGCGTTGCTGATCTGCAACTGGTTATCGACCTGAAGCATGAGCACTGGCACGAGAACGACGAGCAGTACCAGTACATGCGCCCGGAAACGCTGTTCGGTCCGAAGAAATTCGAGAGCTATCTGCAAAGCGCTACCCGCTGGGATCAGAAGGGGCGGCCTAAACGCGCTGACTGGGGTGCGAAGAAGCGCGATGTGATGGCTTTTGGTCCGGTTGATACAACGATTCCGGAGGGATTCAGAGGATGAGTCTGTTAGCAAAAGTGCAGGCGTTTATCGAGCTTAATCCGGGGCTGACATCAAATGAGATTGCCGATGCTTTTCCTGAATACGCACGCTTTGATGTGCAGCGTTCAGCGAGCAAGTTGTATCGGTGTAAGCGTGTTAACCGCCGCCTGGATGGAGATGTATTTCGCTATTACGCGGGTAAAGACGAGGCAGTGATTTTGACGTTACGACAGAAAAGGTCAGGTCATACAGGTTCGGGTGATCCGATGGTGATTGCAAAGCTGGTAAGCCGCGCTGAAGAACTGGAATCCAGAGGGTTATTTAATCGTGCATCGATAGTGTGGCTGGAGGCATTTAGCGAAAGCCAGTTTATCTACGAACGCGAGGAATTTTTACGCCGCCGTCAGAAGTGTCTGAACCGCATCAAAAAGAGAATCAGACCCGTAGAGCAGGTTTATCTGGCAGGGCGATTTGTGGGGAACGTGGAATGACCAGTGAATCCGTTTGTATTGAAAGCAGTGATGTAACGATATCTGTTGATGAATCCGCTTCGCGCACCTGGCGTCGCCCGTTCCTGAAATGGGCAGGCGGTAAATATTCCATGTTACCCGATCTTTACCAGGTCATTCCGGCAGGTATGCGCCTGATTGAACCGTTTGTCGGCGGTGGTTCGGTGTTTCTCAACTCAGACAAACACGCCTGCTTCCTGCTGGCCGATGTGAATACCGACCTTATCAATCTGTATCAGATGCTGGCTGTTGTACCTGGTGCGGTGATAAGACATGCTAGGGTAATGTTTGACCGTCTCAATGACGCTGAAAGCTATATGGCGCTACGGGAAGAGTTCAATGCTCAGGTGATGGACGCTCCGGAACGCGCCGCCGCTTTCCTTTTCCTTAATCGTCACTGCTTCAATGGCCTGATCCGGTACAACCGCAACAACCAGTTTAACGTTGGCTGGGGCAAATACCCGTCGCCTTATTTCCCGGAAGAAGAAATCAGGGCATTTACCGAAATGGCGCACAACTGCGTATTCATGGCGGCAGGATTTCGCCGGACGCTGGCACTTGCGGGAGAGGGTGACGTTGTGTACTGCGATCCACCCTACGAACCGATGCCCGGCAAGGATGGTTTTACTCACTACGCCGCTGGTGGCTTTACCTGGGATGATCATATCGCGCTGGCGGAATGTTGTGTTGCTGCTCATCAGCGAGGTGCCAGAGTCGTGATCGGCAATTCCACATCTCCGCGTGTTATCGACCTGTACTCGCAGCACGGCTTTGAAATCCGCTATATCAGCGCCCGCCGCTCAATATCAAGTAAGGGCAGTACCCGCGAGAAAGCGAAAGATCTCGTGGCGATTCTGTAGGGGGCGGCATGAAACTGACATTGCCATTTCCACCCAGCGTTAACACCTACTGGCGGGCTCCGAATAAGGGACCGCTTAAAGGTCGTCACATGGTCAGCGCCAGCGGCCGGAAGTATCAGAGCGAGGCGTGCGCGGCAGTGATTGAGCAGTTACGCCGTCTGCCAAAACCTTCAACAGCCCCGGCAGCGGTGGAAATCACCCTGTATCCGCCAGACAAGCGGATCAGGGATCTGGACAACTACAACAAGGCGCTGTTTGACGCCCTGACCCACGCGGGTGTGTGGGAAGACGACAGCCAGGTGAAAAGAATGCTGGTGGAGTGGGGACCAGTTTTCCCGAAGGGGAAGGTAGAAATCACGATCACGAAATTTGAAACAGGGGCGGGTGCAGCTGCCTGAACATGGAGAAAGAAGCATGAATAATTTAATGGTCATTGATGGTATCGAAGTTCGCCGCGACGTTCATGGGCGCTATTGTCTTAACGATTTGCACCGGGCTGCGGGTGGAGAGCAGAAATACCGTCCGAAGTACTGGCTTGATAATAAGCAAACCCGTGAGCTGATTGAGCAACTTTTCACCGAGGGCGGAATTCCACCCTCGGAACAAAATCAATCTGTTAGCTTTTTTCAGGGCGGTAGTGATACCCGAAGTTTGGCACGTGCTCCAGTAAATACTGTTCGCGGTGGTGCTGAACAAGGTACATACGTATGCAAAGAACTGGTATTTGCTTATGCAATGTGGATCAGTCCGTCTTTCCATCTCAAGGTGATCCGCACGTTCGATCGGATTACCAGTGCGCCACAAATATCTTCTGGTATGGCTGCCGATAAGATGCAGGCGGGGGTGATTCTGCTGGGTTTTATGCGCAAAGAGTTAAACCTGTCCAATTCATCGGTACTGGGCGCGTGCCAGAAACTCCAGGAGGCAGTGGGACTACCTAACCTGGCGCCACAATATGCCATTGATGCTCCGGCTGGCGCGCCGGATGGTTCAAGCCGCCCGACGCTTGCACTGAGCGCGCTGTTAAAACAGCATGGTATCCGGATGACGGCTAATCAGGCGTATCAGCAGTTAGCAAAGCTGGGTGTTGTTGAACATCGTGAGCGTTACAGTCGCTCCGCGATTAACGGCATTAAAAAATTTTGGTCGCTGACGGCGAAAGGCTGCATGTTCGGCAAAAACATCACCAGCCCGGCAAACCCTCGCGAGACGCAGCCGCATTTCTTCGAATCCAAATTCCCTGAGCTGCTGAAGCTGCTCGATACCGTTCATTGAGGTGATCGTGAGAGCGTTACTGACCCCTGAAATTGCTCCTCGTATGGGCGTTGTATTGTTCAGGCCGGGATCGGAACTGATGCCCCTGTTTATGCAGGGGCGTGTTCTGCTTGAACCAGAGCCGGAACAATATTCATCTTTCGCCTGCGGCGCGGTCCCGGCGGTATCACAGCCGCTGGCGGATGATCCTGCTGTTCGTGATGTGTTCCGTAATGAGTCGGTTATCTATCGTGCTGGTGGTCTCGATAGTCTGGAAAGCTGGCTACTCCGGGGGAATGGCTGTCAGTGGCCGCATTCAGTCTGGCACAGCGAACAGATGACAACCATGCGCCACGCACCGGGGGCAATCCGACTGTGCTGGCACTGCGATAACCTGCTGCGCGAACAGTTTACGGAACGGCTGGAATCAATAGCTGTGGAGAACACGACAAAATGGGTTTTATCGGTTGTTTGTCGTGATCTGGGTTTTGACGATATGCACGCAGTCACGCTCCCGGAACTGTGCTGGTGGATGGTACGCAATGACCTGGCAGAAGTCTTACCGGAGAGCGCTGCGAGAAAAGCATTAAGGATGCCGAAGGCAATTGTCCAGTCAGCTACCCGTGAAAGTGAAATTGTCCCCTCGGTGCCGGCCACCAGCATTGTACAGGATAAGGCGAAAAAGGTACTGGCACTCAGGGTTGATCCGGAATCGCCGGAAAGCTTCATGTTACGTCCGAAACGCCGTCGATGGATCAATGAAAGATATACCCGCTGGGTTAAATCCCAGCCGTGCGCGTGCTGCGGGAAGCAGGCGGATGATCCGCACCACCTGACAGGCCACGGTCAGGGAGGGATGGGAACAAAGGCGCATGACCTCTTTGTGCTGCCGTTGTGCAGAACGCATCACAATGAGTTACATGCGGACACCGTGGCATTCGAAGAGAAATACGGCTCTCAACTGGAGTTGATATTTCGTTTTATCGATCGCGCGCTGGCGATCGGCGTGCTGGCGTAAATGGAGAACACGCATGAACCTTGAAGCCTTACCAAAATATTACTCACCAAAATCTCCAAAATTGAGCGATGACGCTCCGGCGACAACCTCCGAATCTTTGACGATTACGGATGTAATGGCGGCGCAGGGGATGGTGCAATCGAAAGCACCACTGGGGTTTGCTTTATTCCTGGCAAAAGTTGGTATTCAGAATCCTGACTTCGCGATTGAAGGGCTGATTCATTACGCGGTGGCACTGGATAACCCGACACTGAATAAATTGAGTGAAGAAACTCGGTTACAGATTGTTCCTTACCTCGTGAATTTTGCATTTGCTGATTATTCCAGATCTGCTGCAAGCAAGGCTCGCTGTGAGCATTGTGCTGGTACGGGATTTCATCATGTATTACGTGAAGTGGTGAAACACTCCAGAAATGGTGAACCCGTCATCAAAGAGGAGTGGGAGAAGGAACTATGTCAGCATTGTCATGGTAAGGGAGAAGTCAGCACGGTGTGCAGAGGGTGTAAGGGTAAAGGTATTGTCTTGGATGAAAAAAGAACTCGGTTTCATGGCGCGCCTGTTTATAAGATTTGTGGGCGTTGCAATGGAAACCGGTTTAGTCGTTTACCAACCACACTGGCGCGGCACCATGTCCAGAAACTGGTACCGGATCTGACGGATTATCAGTGGTACAAAGGATATGCAGACGTCATTGATAAACTGGTTACAAAATGCTGGCAGGAAGAAGCATATGCAGAAGCGCAATTAAGAAAGGTGACAAGATGAAAGATTTTCAACGAAGATAGCGACATGATGCTTGCATATTTCAAAAAATATGGATAAGATTCTCCCAACGATGGGCTTTGTATGTCTATCGTTGATAAGTCTCAAGAACCCGCCTCCGAGTGGGTTTTTTATTTGTGATCACTTTATTTTTTGTCTTGCTAAGTTATTGTATGGACAAGAACTAAAATTAAGTGGTGACATTGTGCTCTCTAATAACGAACGTTGGGTTTCCTTTTTTGACTTTGCTTTTACGCCTACACACGCAGCGGCGCCGAGTATTCCCATTGAAGACATACTCAAGAAATTGAAGGTACTGGTGAGCTCAGGGAGTGCTGTAAAGTTATACAATCATAGGTCTAGAGCGCTTAGGATTTCGGAGATGAAATATTCTATTGGGGATAGCCAGGCGACTCTACTTATCCAGCTTTGTGATAAAAATGGTTCTGACCCTGTTTTTGGTGAGTTAACAACAGGCAACCTTAGAGTAGAACCTAAGCTTGCCGGTGAAGGTATCGCAGTTTCTTGTCACATTGTAATATCCACAGATGTTGTCAAAAACACTGCCGATCACCACAAAACTCTCGTTGAATCTGTCCCCGGTATCAGTAAGTCAGTTCTTGAGCCATTTTTAAATGCTATGCTCAGAGAAGCCTTCGCTGGATGTGAGTTTAAAAATCCTGCAACTAAAGGTATGTGCCAGCACCGCCCAAAGCTGGAAATCTATTCTCATGGTTCACAAACGCTGATGGATGCATTAAAAGGTGCAAAGATTCATAACGTTAAACTTGTGAGTACAAGAAGGAAAGGTGGATTGGACCAAACGGCGTACACTGAGCTCTCAGAAAGGTCCGTAAAGTATAAAATCATTAGACAGCCGCCATTGAAAGATAAAGAAAGGTTGTTAGAGATTTTAAGAAAGAAAGGGCAGCAGTCTGGATATACCAAGGTTTCAATTAGTTACTCAAAAGATGGCAAGCAAGCCAGTTTGGATCTTGACCGTAACGAAGATGCTGCCACAAAACTGTTCACTAAAAGTGAGAGGGTAATATTAGGTAACCTCATCAACCAATGTGAAAGCACAGTACATCTGCAGCTTGAAACAAAAATGATAGGGTTGCTCTAACGGGAGTTTCATATGAAACTTTTTTCACCGCTGAGTTATCTCCGCATCAAGCATGAGGAAAAGGACTGGTATGATTACAAAATACCAGCTGCAGTGTCTCTAATCGTCACTATTGTTTATTATTTTCACGCTAGCAAAATTTCTTTAATCGAGACTAACGGACTCCTGCTTCAGGTTAATGGGTTACTTCAAGTCTTGATTGGTTTTTATATCGCAGCACTGGCTGCGGTTTCTACTTTTTCTAGCTCTTCGATCGACGAAGTAATGGCGGGCGTACCTCCGACTCTAGTAGAGAAATTCCGAGGGCAGAAGCTTACTGTAGAACTGACGCGCAGGCGCTTTGTTTGTTACCTTTTTGGTTATCTAGCTCTTGTGAGCTTTATGTTATTTTGCTTAGGGATGATTTCTATTCTGATTGGGAAGCCTTTCCATTTGTGGCTGCTCACATTCTGTTCTCCTGATGCAATCTTGTGGCTTAAAACGGTATTTGTTGGCGTTTATATATTCATCTTAATGAATATCATAACAACAACTTTGCTGGGACTTTACTTCCTTGCAGTTCGGTTCCACCAATCATCGCTGTAAAAAATCTAAATACTTTTAGGCTGCCTTCGGGCGGCCTTTTTTATTTCCCCTCATAACTGAGAGGACCCACATAACCAGAGGGGGATGAATGTCCGAACCTGTATCCAGTGCGACAGTGTTGGCTGGTGGATTAATGGGGGCCAGTGTATTCGGTCTGGCAACCGGAACTGATTATGGTGTGGTATTCGGCGCTTTTGCCGGCGCGGTGTTTTATGTCGCCACGGCAACCAACATCGGACGCATCAGGCTGGTCGCTTATTTTATTACATCATTTATTGTGGGAGTGCTTGGTGCCGGGCTGATAGGTACTAAGCTTGCGGCAATAACGCATTATGAAAAACCACTGGATGCACTTGGCGCAGTGATTATTTCTGCAATGTGTATAAAGTTTCTCACTTTTCTCAACAGTCAGGATCTGAACACCCTGTTCAGTATTCTCTCTCGTATCAGGGGAGGGGGATCAGATGGTAGCAAATGACCCTTCTGCAGCTCTGAATGCCGTAATTTGTGGGGTGATAGTCATCGTTCTGATGTTTTACCGACGCGGTGATGCGACACACCGCCCCCTGATTTCGTTACTGGCCTATGTCATGGTGCTGGTATATGCCAGCGTCCCTTTCCGGTTTGTTTTTGGTTTATATGAATCATCCCACTGGCTGGTGGTGATGGTGAATATCCTTATCTGCGCCGCTGTGCTGTGGGCTCGCGGTAATGTGGCGCGTCTGGTCGATGCACTGAGGCACTGATGAATCAACAACAATTTCAGCAGGCGGCTGGTATTAGCGCCGGGCTTTCTGCACGCTGGTTTCCGCACATTGATGCGGCAATGAAAGAGTTTGGTATTACAGCAGTTAATGATCAGGCCATGTTTATTGCACAAACGGGACATGAATCAGCAGGATTTACTGTTCTGAAGGAAAGCTTCAATTATTCGGTGGAGGCGCTGAAAAAGACGTTTGGTAAACGCCTGACGCCGTATCAGTGTGAAATGCTGGGGCGTATTGATGGTCGCCAGGTTGCCCACCAGCCGCAAATAGCCAATCTGGTTTACGGTGGCCGCATGGGTAACAAAGACGCCGGAGATGGCTGGAAGTATCGCGGGCGTGGTCTGCTTCAAATCACCGGCCGCGAGAACTACGTCAAATGCGGAGCTGCGCTGAAGCTTGATCTGATCAGCACACCAGAGTTGCTGGCACAGGAGAAGCATGCAGCCCGTTCTGCTGCATGGTTTTTCACATTACGTGGTTGCCTGATGTATTCAGGTGATGTTGTCCGTGTAACGCAGATCATCAACGGTGGCCAGAATGGACTGGCTGACAGAAATAGTCGTTATAACAAAGCGCGGGCGGCGTTGCTGGTATGACAGCGGTCTTTGCTTTCGTTAAGGCGCGGTGGAAAACAATCATTGTTTTGCTGATGTTGGCTGGTGCATTTCTTGCCGGGATCATCTGGAGTGATCGGGGCTGGCAAAAGAAGTGGGCTGACCGCAATAGCATGGAATCTTCACAGGAAGCGAACGCGCAGACTGCCGCACGCTGGATTGAACAAGGGCGCATAATTGCCCGTGATGAGGCTGTAAAAGATGCACAAGCACAAGCCGCTAAATCTGCTGCCACTGCTGCTGGCCTGTCTGCCACTGTTAGCCAGCTGCGTACCGAAGCAACAAAGCTTGCCGCCCGCCTGGACGCCGCAAAGCACACCTCAGATCTTGCCGCTGCCGTCAGAAGCAAAACAGCCGGAGCCGACGCCGCAGTGCTCGCCGACATGCTCGGACGCCTTGCAGAAGAAGCTCGATATTATGCTGAGCGATCTGACGAAAGCTACCGCGCAGGAATGACGTGTGAGCGTATTTACAACTCGGTGAGAGAGTCAACCAACAATCCCATAGCCCCGCACTAGCGGTGCTTTTTACCGGAGTTTATATGCCACCAAGAACACCTAAATCCTGTCGTGTTCGCGGCTGTCGCAGTACAACAACAGATCCATCCGGATATTGTGAAAGTCACAGAAGCGAGGGCTGGAAACAATACAAGCCAGGACAATCCCGTCATCAACGCGGTTATGGTTCGAAGTGGGACGTTATCCGTGAGCGCATACTGAAGCGTGATAAAGGTTTATGCCAGTTATGTCTGCGTGCCGGTGTGGTGCGTGAGGCGAAAACTGTTGACCACATTATCCCTAAAGCGCATGGCGGAACTGATGCCGACAGTAATCTGCAGAGTCTGTGCTGGCCCTGCCATAAGGCGAAGACGGCTCGTGAACGGCTGAAATAAAAACCAGTTTCCACAGCCAGAGGGGAGGGGCGGGGTAAATCCCTGTGGCCTGACGTCTTCCGGACTGCCCGCCTCATCAAATTTTTACGCGCCAAAAATAAGAAACTTTTTTCCGGAAGGTTCAACCTATTGAACTGGAGGTTTTGATGGGTGCTGTTGTGAGATCTTCCGGTGGTGGCCGTAAGCGCAATTTGCCTTCGGGCCAGAAAAGCAAGCTGACCAGGATCGCACCGCCGGAAGAGTTAATGAGTGATATCGCGATCCGCATCTGGAAAACGCAGAGCAAAATTTTAATTGAGCGGGGCGTTTTTGATCTTGAAGACGCGCCGCTACTCCTGGCGTACTGCAATGCGTTTCACTTGATGATTGAGGCCGAAAAAGTCATCGCGGAAGAAGGCCTGACCGTATCAAGTGAAATGGGTGGTGAGAAAAAACACCCTGCAGTCAATGTCCGTAATGACTCCGTTTCGCAGCTCGCCCGTCTGGGTTCACTTCTCGGGTTAGACCCGCTCAGCCGCATAAGAATGACCAGCGGAAAAAATGATCCGGACGATGAAGGGAATGAATTTGATGAGTTTGACTGATGGCTACATATCCGAACGTCAATGCGGCGAACCAGTATGCGCGGGACGTCGTGAACGGGAAGATACTGGCCTGCCGGTTAACCATGCTTGCCTGTCAGCGACATCTTGACGACCTGGAACGTGCCAAAGATCCGCATTGGCCTTACCGCTTCGATAAAAATAAAGCAGAACGTTTCCTTCGCTTTTCCCAGAAAATGCCGCACACCTCCGGAGAGTGGGCTCGCCGGAAGTTGCGGATAGAATTTGAACCCTGGCAAAAATTTGCGCTGGGCGTGCCGTTTGGCTGGGTGCGCAAGGATACCGGTTTTCGCCGCTTCACTGAGATTTACATCGAGGTACCGCGTAAAAATGGGAAATCGGCGATTGCGGCCGCCGTCGGTAACTATATGTTCTGTGCAGATGGCGAGTACGCAGCGGAAGTTTACTGTGGTGCCACAACGGAAAAACAAGCCTGGAAAGTTTTTGCGCCTGCACTGGCGATGGTGAAAAAGCTGCCGGCGTTGCGTCAGAAGTTCTGTATCAAACCCTGGGCAAAGAAAATGACTCGCCCGGATGGTTCCCTGTTCGCGCCAATTATCGGTGACCCTGGAGATGGCGACTCACCATCATGTGCGATCATCGATGAGTACCACGAGCATGATACTGACGCGCTATACACCACAATGACTACCGGGATGGGGGCGAGGGAGCAGCCCATCACGCTGATCATCACCACGGCAGGCTTTGATATTGCCTCGCCTTGCTATGAAAAACGTACTCAGGTGGTCGAGATACTGGAGCGCATCCGGGAGGGTGGTGAAAACGAGGCAATTTTCGGGATCATCTATACCCTGGATGATGACGATGACTGGACACAGCCGGAAGCTCTGATCAAAGCCAACCCGAATTACAACATTTCGGTGAAAGAGGGATTCCTCAAGGCTAAACAGTTGCTGGCGATGTCCACGCCAGGCCAGACCAATAAAATACTCACCAAGCATTTCAACAAATGGGTGAGTTCTAAAGCAGCTTACTACAACCTGCAGAAGTGGATGACCGCAGCAGACAAAACGCTCAGACTGTCCGATTTTGCAGGTGAGGAGTGTTATCCCGGCATCGACCTGGCATCAAAACTTGACCTTAATGCAGTGGTGCCGGTATTCCGCCGTGAAATAGACGGCCTGAGTCATTATTACTGCGTTTCGCCTATGTTCTGGGTACCGGAAGACACCGTCTACGCCACGGACCCGGCGTTGAAAACTATTGCAGACCGTTACCAGTCTTTTGTTAATCAGGGCGTGCTGGTTCCGTCAGACGGTGCAGAAGTGGATTACCGCCTTATCCTGGAAGCGATCCTGAAATTACGGGAAACGGTGAAGATAGCCGCGAGTCCGATTGACCCCTACGGTGCAACAGGCTTATCTCATATGCTGCAGGATGAAGGGCTTGAACCTGTCACCATTACCCAGAACTACACGAACATGAGCGACCCGATGCGTGAGATTGAGGCTGCGATCGCTGCTGGCCGATTCCATCATGACGGTAATCCCTTGATGACCTGGTGTATTTCGAACGTGGTTGGCAAGTACCTGCCTGGTAGCGACGATGTTGTTCGCCCGGTGAAAGAAGGCGCAGGCAACAAAATTGATGGTGCAGTTGGCCTGATGATGGGGGTTGGCCGCGCAATGCTGAACGAGCCGAAAGACTTTCTTTCTAACCTCGATCCTGATGAGGAACTGTTATTCCTGTGAAATCACTAATTATCGATGTGGCCGGGGTGGCAGGCTTCGGCGCGCTGGTGGGAGGTATTTACCTCAAATTTGGCGCGGCGGTTGCTCTTATGGCTGGTGGTAGTGGCCTGCTGCTGTGGGCACTGCTGGCGGCCAGGAGAATAAAAACATGCTGATTGATGCCATTTTCAGAAGCAACTCGCTGGAAAACCCAGCTGTTCCGGTCACCGTTGAAGCGGTCGAAAACGACGGGATCTTTAATGGTGATGTGATTGTTAACCCCCGGACGGCAATGAAACTGGCGGCGGTGTATGCATGTATCTACGTTATTTCATCCAACGTTGCGCAGATGCCCCTGCACGTCATGCGGCGAACCGGGAAGAAGGTTGAAACTGCCCGCGACCATCCTGCCTTTTACCTGGTTCATGACGAACCCAATTCCTGGCAGACCAGCTATAAATGGCGCGAGCTCAAACAACGTCACATTCTGGGCTGGGGTAACGGATATACCAGAGTTCTCCGTCACCGCCGAACCGGTGAAGTCACTGGCCTTGAAGCCTGTATGCCGTGGGAAACAACGCTGCTGAACACCGGCGGGCGCTATACCTACGGCGTGTATAACGAAGAAGGTTCCTTTGCCATTAATCCTGATGACATGATCCACGTCAGGGCGTTGGGTAACGATCAGAAAATGGGGCTCAGTCCGGTTCTTCAGCACGCCGAAACCATCGGTATGGGTATGAGCGGGCAGAAATACACGGAAAGTTTTTTCAGCGGTAACGCCAGACCAGCGGGCATAGTTTCAGTAAAAGGAGAATTGAATGACGGCTCCTGGAAAAGGCTGAAAGAGATGTGGCAAAAAGCCACGGCGATGCTGCGCAGCCAGGAAAACAGGACAATGTTGCTCCCGGCTGAACTGGATTATAAAGCGCTGACGGTTTCCCCAGTCGATGCCCAGCTCATCGACATGATGAAGCTCAACCGTTCCATGATTGCCGGGATTTTCAACGTGCCGGCACACATGATCAACGACCTCGAAAAAGCCACCTTCTCCAATATTTCCGAACAGGCGATTCAGTTTGTTCGCTACACAATGATGCCGTGGGTGACGAACTGGGAGCAGGAGCTTAACCGTCGGTTGTTCACCCGCGCCGAACGGGAAGCCGGGTATTACGTGCGCTTTAACCTGGCGGGTTTATTGCGCGGTACTGCCAAAGAGCGCGCGGAGTTCTATCACTTCGCTATCACCGATGGCTGGATGAGCCGCAACGAAGCACGCGCGTTTGAGGATATGAATCCGAAAGACGGCCTTGATGAAATGCTGGTCAGCGTTAACGCCTCCCGGCCAGCCAAATCCACAACCCAGGAGAACACTCAAGATGAGTGAACGTGAAATTCGCTGTTACAGCGGCGAGGTGCGCGCAGAAACGCACGACAGCGAGCCCAGCCGGATCATCGGGTATGGTTCGGTCTTTGACAGCCGTTCTGAACTGATTTTCGGTTCGTTTCGCGAAATCATCCGGCCCGGTGCGTTTGATGAAGTGCTGAATGACGATGTACGGGCGTTATTCAACCATGACCCCAATTTTATCCTGGGTCGCAGAAGTGCGGGCACGCTGGCACTGACGGTTGATGAGCGGGGTCTGCGTTATGACATCACCGCGCCAGAAACTCAGACAATCCGTGATCTGGTGCTGGCACCAATGCAGCGCGGGGATATCAACCAGTCCTCTTTTGCATTTCGCGTCGCCCGCGACGGAGAGGAATGGTACCAGGACGAGGATGGTGTGGTGATTCGTGAGATTACCCGTTTTTCCCGTCTGCTGGATGTCAGCCCTGTGACATATCCGGCGTATCAGGAGGCAGATTCCGCCGTCCGCTCTATGAAAGCCTGGCAGGAGGCGCGCGATAGTAGCGCACTGCAGAAAGCCATTAACCAACGAATGGCGCGTGAGCGCGTCCTGACCCTTCTTAACGCGTAAGGAAAACCATGAAATTGCATGAACTGAAACAAAACGTAACACCATCGCGACCGACATGCGCGCGCTGAACGAAAAAATCGGCGATAACCCATGGACGGATGAGCAGCGTACCGAATGGAACAAGGCAAAATCTGAACTGGAAGCACTCGACGAGCGCATCGCCCGCGAAGAAGAGCTGCGCCGCCAGGACCAGACCTACGTTGATGAAAACGAGGAAGAGCAGCGCAATAATCAGGATCCTGATAAAGACCCGCAGCAGGACGAAAAACGCGGCCAGATTTTTGATAAATGGATGCGTCACGGCGCCAGCGAACTGAGTTCCGAAGAGCGCAAAGCCTTACGCGAACTGCGTGCGCAGGGTGTGGCGCCGGATGAAAAGGGCGGCTATACCGTGCCTGATACCTTCCTGGCGAAAGTGGTCGAACAGATGAAATCCTACGGTGGTATTGCCAGCGTGGCGCAGATCCTCGCTACATCCGATGGGCGCACTATGGAATGGGCCACTGCTGATGGTACCGCTGAAGTGGGTGTGCTGCTGGGTGAAAACGAAGAAGCGGGTGAAGAAGATACCGAATTCGGTATGGATAGTCTGGGCGCGCTGAAAATGACATCCAAAATTATCCGCGTATCCAACGAGCTGCTACAGGACAGTGCGATCGACATGGAAGCCTATCTCGCCCGCCGTATTGCGGAGCGCATTGGCCGCGGTGAAGCGCGTTACCTTATTCAGGGGACCGGCACCGGTACGCCAAAACAGCCTAAGGGTCTGAAAGCATCCGTAACCGGCACTACGCAGACGGCCGCTGCCGGAGCTGTTAAATGGCAAGAGATTCTGGCGCTGAAACACAGTATTGATCCGGCGTACCGCCGCGGGCCGAAGTTCCGCCTGGCGTTCAATGACAATACGCTGAAACTCATCAGCGAGATGGAAGACGGTCAGGGCCGTCCACTCTGGCTGCCTGATATCGTCGGCGTGGCGCCAGCATCAGTGCTGAATGTTCCGTACGTTATTGATCAGGAGATCGATGATATTGGCGCGGGCAAAAAATTCATGTTCTGTGGCGACTTCGACCGCTTCATTATCCGCCGTGTTCGCTACATGATCCTGAAGCGCCTGGTGGAGCGTTACGCGGAATTCGACCAGACCGGCTTCCTGGCGTTCCATCGCTTTGACTGTATTCTCGAAGATACCTCTGCGATTAAAGCGCTGGTGGGCAAAGGCTCGGCAAGCAGCTAATCCCTCTCACCTCTGAACAAACCATGCCGCGTTAAGCGGTTTTTTGTGCCCGCCACCCGGCGGGCGCAGGAGGATCCTATGTTGCTTTCTCCTGAGGAGATCAAGTTGCAGCTCAGGCTGGATGAGGATTACGCCGATGAAGATAAATTTCTTGAGCTGTTGGGGCGGGCGGTTCAGGCCAGGACAGAAAATTTTCTGAACCGGAGACTTTATACGGCGGAGGCGGGGGTGCCAGCCGACGATCCGGAGGGGCTTATTCTCTCGGATGACATCAGGATGGGGATGCTGCTTCTGGTGACGCACTTCTACGAGAATCGTTCTACCGTCACCGAAGTGGAGAAAGTCGAACTGCCGATGAGCTTTAACTGGCTCGTCGGTCCATACAGGTACATCCCGCTATGAAACTCAGGCAGGCGCAGGCCAGCGCCACATACCTTTTGCCCGACCCAGGCGAACTTGACCAGCGCATTGTTATCCGGCGGCGTGTCGATGTTCCGGCTGATGACTTTGGCGTAACGCCGACGTACCCGGAGCAGATCCGGGCGTGGGCCAAAAAAGCGCAACCCGGCGCGGCAGCTTATCAGGGGGCTGTGCAGATAGAAAACAGGGTGACGCACTATTTCACCATCCGTTTTCGCCGCGGTATCACCGCCGATCATGAAGTGCTCCACGACGATATTTCTTATCGGGTTAAACGGGTCCGTGATCTGAACAGTAAACGCCGCTTTCTGTTGCTCGAGTGCGAAGAGCTGGGTACCGATAACGGGAGTGACTATGCCGCAGAAAGCATATTTACACGTTGATTTTGAACAGCCGGAAACGCTTGTTTTTAACCGGGCGCGTATGCGCCGGGCGTTTGTCAGTATCGGGCAGGTACATATGCGCGATGCCCGCCGCCTGGTCATGAAGCGGGGGCGTTCCGGACCCGGCGATAATCCTTCATACAGAACGGGAAAACTGGCACGCTCCATCGGGTATTACGTTCCGCGGGCATCCAGTCGCCGTCCTGGATTGATGGTGAAAATTGCCCCTAATCAGAAGAACGGGGAAGGGAACCGCCCGATCTCAGGCGCATTTTACCCTGCCTTTCTGTTCTACGGTGTTCGCCGTGGGGCGAAGCGTAAGAAAGGCCATCATCGAGGCGCATCAGGCGGCAGCGGCTGGCGTGTGGCACCACGTAACAACTACATGACTGAGGTTCTGGATAAACGCCGCAGCTGGACACGTTATGTGCTCTCCCGCGAATTGCGAAAATCACTCCGTCCTCAGCGAAGGAAGAAAAAATGAAATTAACCCCGATTATTGCGGCACTTCGCAGCCGTTGCCCTCGGTTTGAAAACCGTGTGGGTGGCGCAGCGCAGTTTAAAGCGATACCGGAGGCCGGAAAGCTCAGGCTACCAGCCGCGTATGTTGTGCCAGCCGAAGACGTCACGGGTGAGCAGAAATCGCAGACCGACTACTGGCAGGATTTGACGGAGGGTTTTTCCGTCATCGTGGTACTCAGCAACGAACGGGATGAAAAAGGGCAGTGGGCTTCTTACGACGCAGTTCACGACGTCAGGCAGGAAATCTGGAAGGCGCTGCTGGGGTGGGAACCGGACCCGCAGGCGCATGAAATTCAGTATGCGGGTGGGATGCTTCTCGATCTGAACCGCCACGAACTGTATTACCAGTTCGACTTCACGGTGAAGTATGAAATTACCGAAACAGACACCCGCCAGCAGGATGATCTGGACGGCCTGCCCGACCTTAAAACGCTCAGTATTGATGTTGATTTTATCGAACCCGGTACCGGGCCAGATGGCGACATCGAGCACCACACCGAAATTACATTTCAGGAATAAACCATGTTTGTGAAACCCGCAAAAGGGCGATCGGTTCCCGATCCGGCCCGTGGCGACCTTTTACCTGAAGGAGGTCGAAATGTTGATGAGAATAACTACTGGCTGCGCCGCGAGGCCGCTGGTGATGTCCGGCGCACGAATAAAAAGGTGAAAACAAATGGCGATTAGTTTTAATTCCATCCCGTCAGATACGCGGGTTCCGCTGTTTTATGCCGAGATGGATAACTCGGCGGCAAATACCGCCCGGGACAGCGGGGCATCACTGCTGATTGGTCACGCCAGCAATGATGCGTCAATTGCCGTCAACAGTCTTGTTCTGGTGTCATCGGTTGATTATGCCCGTCAGATTTGCGGTGCAGGAAGCCAGCTGGCCCGTATGGTCGGGGCGTACCGTAAGACCGATCCATTTGGCGAACTGTATGTCATTGCCGTACCTGAATCCACAGGCGCGGCAGCAACCGTCGCTTTGACGGTAACTGGCGAAGCGACGGAAACCGGAACGGTGAATGTCTATACCGGCCGAACCCGCGTTCAGGCTCCCGTGACCAGCGGTGATGACGCTGCGGCGGTGGCTGTGAGCATTAAGGATGCGGTCAATGCAAACCCTGATCTTCCCTTTACGGCAACATCAGAAGCGGGGGTGGTGACACTGACTGCGCGCCACAAGGGGTTATATGGAAATGAAATTCCGGTCACTCTCAATTATTACGGCTTTGGCGGTGGGGAGGTGTTACCGGCAGGTGTGAATATTACGGTTGCCAGCGGCGTGAAGGGGGCTGGTGCGCCAGCTCTTAACGACGCGGTGGCAGCGATGGGAGATGAGCCGTTCGATTATATCGGCCTTCCGTTTAACGACACGGCATCGGTGAACACGATGGCAACTGAAATGAATGATTCCAGCGGTCGCTGGAGTTATATCCGGCAGTTGTATGGTCACGTTTATACGGCGAAGACGGGGACGCTGTCGGAGCTTGTGGCCGCGGGTGACCAGTTTAACCTGCAGCACATCACCCTGGCGGGCTATGAGAAAGACACCCAGACGCCTGCTGATGAACTGGCTGCAAGCCGTACTGCCCGTGCTGCGGTTTTTATCCGTAACGATCCGGCGCGCCCGACCCAGACCGGGGAACTGGTGGACATGCTGCCGGCACCGAAAGGCAAACGCTTCACGACGACTGAACAGCAGACGTTACTTTCCCACGGTGTGGCAACGGCGTATGTGGAAAGCGGCGTGCTGCGTATTCAGCGGGATATCACGACGTACAGGAAAAATGCGTATGGTGTGGCGGATAACAGCTACCTTGACAGCGAGACGCTGCATACCAGTGCTTATGTGTTGCGCCGTCTGAAATCTGTTATTACCAGTAAATACGGGCGCCATAAACTTGCTAATGATGGTACGCGTTTCGGGCCTGGTCAGGCCATTGTCACGCCTGCCGTTATCCGTGGTGAGCTGGGATCAACATATCGCCAGCTGGAGCGGGAAGGCATCGTGGAAAACTTCGATCTGTTCCAGCAACATCTGATAGTTGAGCGTAACGCGAACGATTCGAACCGCCTTGATGTGCTGTTTCCGCCTGATTATGTCAATCAGTTACGTGTGTTTGCGGTGCTTAACCAGTTCCGTCTGCAGTACAGCGAGGAGGCTGCATAATGGGAAAAATTGCGGGAACAACATATTTCAAAATCGACGGACAGCAACTGTCGGTAACCGGAGGGATTGAAGTCCCCATGAACACCAAAGTTCGTGACGACGTGATTGGCCTGGATGGTTCCGTTGACTACAAGGAAACCAGCCGGGCACCGTATACGAAGGTGACCGCCAAAGTGCCGAAAAACTTCCCGGTCGATAAAATTACGTCTTCTGATGTCATGACCATCACATCAGAGCTGGCAAATGGTCAGGTGTATGTTCTCTCAAACGCCTGGCTGCACGGCGAAGCCAACCATAACCCGGAAGAGGGCACCGTGGATCTTGAGTTCCACGGTGAGGAGGGATTTTACCAGTGATAAAAGAACTTGTGCTCAAAAAGCCGATTATGGCGCATAACGAAAAGCTTCATGTGCTGGAGCTGCGCGAACCGTCCTACGATGAAATCGAAGCCATTGGTTTTCCGTTCACCGTTTCCGGTGATGGCGGCGTCCGGCTGGACAGTTCGGTTGCTCTGAAATATATCCCTGTGCTGGCAGGTATTCCACGCTCCTCGGCAGCGCAACTGGCAAAACTGGATATTTTCAAAGCCTGTATGTTGATCCTCAATTTTTTTACCCGGTCGGAGACGGAGGAGGACTCAGAAAGCGGGTCTACAACACCGCATACTTCTGGCGAATAAATCCCCTGGAGCTCCGGCGGGCGGCGATATCCGATTTTCTGGAGCTGGAGTCGGAGGCTGTCCGTATCAATGAGGAAATGAAGCATGGCTGACAGTTTCCAGTTAAAGGCCATTATCACTGCCGTTGACCAGTTATCGGGTCCGCTGAAAGGGATGCAGCGGGAACTGAAGGGATTTCAGAAAGAAATGGCCGGGCTGGCGATCGGTGCTGCCGCTGCCGGGACCGCTGTTCTTGGGGCGCTGGCGCTGCCCGTGAATGCTGCGATCGGCTTTGAGTCAAAAATGGCTGACATCCGGAAGGTGGTTGACGGCCTGGATGATAAAAAAGCATTCGCGCAGATGAGTGACGATATCCTGACGCTGTCCACACAGTTACCGATGGCGGCGGAGGGAATTGCAGAGATCGTGGCGGCGGGCGGGCAGGCAGGCATTGCCCGCGGCGATTTGATGCAGTTTGCGAACGACGCAGTGAAAATGGGTGTGGCGTTTGATACCACTGCCGAAGAGTCCGGTCAGATGATGGCGCAGTGGCGGACAGCGTTCAGACTGACGCAGGAAGACGTGGTTGTCCTGGCCGATAAAATCAACTATCTGGGGAATACCGGCCCGGCAAATGCGAAGAAAATTTCTGATATCGTGACGCGGATTGGTCCGCTGGGCGGTGTTGCCGGAGTGGCATCCGGCGAAATTGCCGCGATGGGCGCCACCATTGCCGGGATGGGGGTTGAATCAGAAATTGCCTCCACCGGCATCAAAAACTTCATGCTGTCGTTAACCGCAGGTAATTCGGCAACCAAAGCCCAGAAACAGGCTATGGCTTTCCTGAAGCTGAATCCCCGGAAACTCGCTGAGGATATGCAAAAGGATTCGCGCGGGGCCATGCTGAAGGTGCTGGACTCGCTCGCGAAAGTGCCAAAAGCTAAACAGGCCGCCGTCATGAATGCGCTGTTTGGCAAGGAGTCACTTAGCGCGATTGCCCCGCTGCTGACCAACCTGGATTTGTTACGCACCAATTTTGATCGTGTGGCTGATGCCCAGGAATATGGCGGCTCGATGCAGAAGGAATACGCATCCCGCGCGTCCACAACAGAAAACCAGCTGGTTCTGCTGAAAAACAGCGTCAATGCGATTTCGGTAACGCTGGGCGATACCTTCCTGCCCGCCATTAACGAAGCTGCAGAAGCGGTCATGCCTTACCTGGAGCAGCTCCGGACATTCGTTCGCGCGAATCCTGAACTGGTTCAGTCTGCGGCGAAGTTCGGCGCGGCGCTGCTGGCTGTTGGCGTATCCATTGGCAGCCTGTCCCGGGCTGTCAAAATCCTGAACAGTGTCATTAACCTCTCTCCGGCGAAAGTCGCCATTGCGGCGCTGGTGGCCGGCGCTATGCTGATCATTGAGAACTGGGACGATGTTGCTCCGGTGATTAAGGCGGTATGGCAGGAGGTCGATAACGTTGCGCAGGAGATGGGCGGATGGGAGACGGTGATTGAAGGGGTTGGTCTGGTTATGGCTGGTTCTTTTACCGTCAGGACCATTGGTGCCCTGCAGCAGTCCGTCCTGCTGGCCGGACGGCTTTCCGGTCTGCTGGGTAAAATTGGCCGGATGGGGGCCATGACGCTGACAATTGGCGTGGCGGTGTCACTCTTTAAAGAGCTTAAGGATCTGGAGCAGGGGGCAAAGGATGCGGGTATGGATGCTGGCGCATTCGCTGTACAGAAGCTGCAAACGAAGGAGCGTGAACGCGGGTATAACGGTTTTATTCCCAGACTCAAAGAGCTTCTTGGTATGGACACCCCGATTCCGCAGGGGCGTTATCAACCTTATGTGCCACTGACCCGGCGTTCTGGCGTACTCGGGCGAGCTGTCCCGCCATCAACGCAGCGCAGCGAACTCAAAGTGACATTTGAGAATGCACCACAAGGTATGCGTGTGACTGATATACCGAAATCCGGTAATCCATTGATGAACATCAGCCATGATGTGGGTTACTCACCCTTTCGTACATCACGATAAACCTGCTCCGGCAGGTTTTCTTATGGGGTAAATATGGCTTTTTTCTCCTCAACTGGCTGGCGCGGGCGCCTGCGTGATGCATCATTTCGTGGAGTGCCTTTCTCCGTTGAAGATGATGAAAGC